TCACCCCTTGAGCCGGCGCTCGACCTTCCTGCGGCTGGTGCCGACCTTTCGCACCGCCTTTTTCACGGCGCTCTTCGACCGCCCGGATTTCTTCGCCGCATAGCGGACCTCGTAATCCTGTCCGCCGGCGACGCGCGCACGATCTTGCTTGCGGCCGCGGCTGGTCTGCTTCCTTGCTTTCTTCGCCATCTTGATTCCCTCTCGGTCGCGTTCCAACGCCGGACGGAGCCTTGCGTTCCCTTCGTGGAACGGAACGGCCACCCTCGGGCAGCCGTTGGTAGCGCGTCATGCCTCGCTCGCCATCGCCCTGGTCGCAGAAATTCGACGAACCGATTGTCCTGCCGGACGGCCGCGAGCTCGTGACGCTGCGCGATGCCGGCAACTATATGGCGTCCATGCCCGCAGCGGTCCACAGCCGCGCGGAATGGGTCGTGGCAACCGAAGCCCTGTTGCTGGTCGCCGAGCGCGGCGGCCCGACCATGCTGGCGCGCATCGCCGTGCAGCGCGCCCTCAATCACCGCAAGTCCCCGGCCAAACCGACGCGCCGTAAGCGCGCCAAGGTGATCATTCGGTGAGGCTGGATCTCGGAAAATCTCACCTAAAACGGCTATTGACGGCCTAATTTGTATGTCCTAGATTTAGGACATGAACGGATGGGGATCGGCCCCGCCGTGACCGGGCAGGAGGTCCGACGCCAATGAACATCCAGGCGATTGCCGACATGATCAAGGCTGGCGATTACGAATATTACGGGCTGCGCGCCCATCGCCGCGAACCGGTCATCGGAAAGAGCCTCGGGAAGAGCCGGGTGTGGATCGATGGCGAATGCACCGATGACGAACTCGATGGCATTTCGGCAGTCCGGGTCAAGGCCGGTGACGATCTCGACGCGATCATCGATCGCCTGCGTCGGGAATATTGCTGGGAAGCCGAGACGATCGTCCTGATTGGCGGATATATCGCTTCGCAGGGCGAGGATCGGGGTGAGATCATCATCCGCGACAATATCTGTCTGGCGGTGTTGTCATGAGCAGCCGGTTGCTGCAACGCTGCGGCGAGGCCCTGTACGGGCCGCGCTGGCAATCCGAGATCGCCCGCGACCTCAAGGTCTCCGATCGCACCGTGCGCCGCTGGGTCAGCGGCGCCTCCGACACGCCTGACGGCATCTACCTCGAGCTCCTGAGCATGTGCCAGCAGCGTGCGGCCGAGTTGGATGATCTTATCGCGGAACTGCCGCGCGCCGCAGCGCCACGAAAGTAACGTCGATGCGACGACGCATCACGCGCCAGCGCAGGCCCAGCGAACGCCGTTGCGTGGTTTGTAAGACGATGTTCCAGGCCCCGCCATCCTCGAAGACCGTCACGTGCTCGACGGACTGCTCCTCGATCCACAGGAGCCGCGCGCATCTCGGCAAGCGCAACCAATGGCGCGACACCGGCAAGGCGAAAGCCGCCGCCTCGAGAACCGGCAACCTGAAGCTCGGCACGCCGGCCGCGCGCCGGAGCGCCAAGGCCGGCCCCTACGAGAGCAACATCAACGCGAAGCGCTGGATCGTCGTCTCGCCGGATGCCGAACAATATGAGGTCCGCAACCTGCGGCTCTGGTGCGAGCAGCATGCCGCGCTGTTCGAGCCACGCTCATGGCGTCACGCCTATGCCGGCCTGCGCCAGGTGGCGGCGTGGCTCAAAGGCAAGACGCCGCGACAGGTCAGCCAATGGCGAGGCTGGACCCTGCGCGATCTACCGACCGCCGCCGGCGATCGCGTGACGCCTGGTGTAAGATGAGTGCCGACGTCGCGGAAGTTGGGGCATCTCTCTCACCCTGACATCTGTCAGGGTTACGAATCCCGGCGCGGCCGGCGCAATCTGGCCGCATGTCGGGAAAAAACACAAGCAAAGCTTTGGCGGTCATTCACGGCCTCGGCGTTGAAATCTCATTCAACGCGGAAGGCGGTGGCGCAGCTGAATGGATCATGCTGCTGCCGATCGGTGCCGGTGGACTGGTCACCACGGTTGATGGCCGCGGGCCCTATCGCGTCGCCGATGCCGGCAAGCTGGCGGCCAACGCATTGTCTTCGCATTCCGGCCGCATCCCGATCGACGAAAATCACGCCACCGATCTCGCGGCGCCCGCAGGGCGGCCGGCGCCGGCCCTCGGCTGGGTCACCGAGATGCAGGCTCGGCCCGACGGCATCTATGGCCGCGTCGAGTGGTCCGCGCCAGGCGCGGCGCTGATGGGCGAGCGCGCCTATCGGTTCATCTCGCCCGTCCTCATCCACGACAAGGCCGGCAACGTGCTCGATCTGCCGCGCGCCTCGCTGGTCAACATGCCCAATCTGCGCGGCATGGCCGCGCTCAACGCCCAACAGGAGACTGATTCCATGGATCTGCTCGAACAGCTGCGCAAGCTTCTCGGCCTTGACGATACCGCCGACGCCGGCGCCGTCATCTCCAAGGTGAAGGGCCTCGCCGGCACCGACACCGCGATGCAGTCGATCGCGAAAGCTGCCGGCCTGCAAGCCGACGCAGCGAGCGAGTCGATCCTCACCACGGTGACGACGCTGGCCGGTACCGCGAAGAGTGGCGGCGCCGAGACAATCACCGCGCTGCAGGGCGAGATCAGGGAACTCGGTGAGCGCCTGGCCACGGCGCTCTCCACCACCGCGCGCGAAAAGGCGACCGCCTTCATCGACAACGCCATTCGTGAGGGGCGCGTCGGGGTGAAGCCGCTGCGCGATCATTTCATCTCGCGCCATGCCGCGAGCACCGAAAGCGCCGCTGCTGTCGAAAAGGAGATCGGCGCGCTGCCCAAGATCGGGAACGGCGGCGCGATGCTGCCCACCACGCCGCCCGCCAGGGAGGGCGAGGTGGCGCTGAATGCCGCGCAGCTCGAGACGGCGCGGTTACTCGGCATCAAGCCCGAAGACTACGCCAAGACGCTCGCGAGCGAGGCGGCAAGCGCAGCCTGAGACACAAACACACCCAAACACGCTGACACGACCAACCGGAGCCCAGCATGACCGCTCTCACTGCCGACCGCGCAACGCCGTACCTCGCCGACAAGCAGCTCCACGACTATGGCGTCAAGGCCGCGACCAAGATCTACGCCGGCGCGCTCACCGTGCTCGACGGCGGATATGCGGCGCCCGGCCGGACTGCGGCCGGTCTGGTAGCGGTCGGCTTCTGCGACAAGTACGCCGACAATTCGTCGGGCGCCAATGGCGACATCAAGGCGCGCGTCCGCTCCCGCATCGGTCGGCTCAACAATTCTGCCTCGGGCGACTTGATCGCGCTCTCCGACATCGGAGCCGATTGCTACATCGTCGACGACAACACGGTCGCCAAGACCAACGGCTCGAGCTCGCGCTCGGTGGCCGGCAAGGTCATCGACGTCGACGCCCAGGGCGTCTGGGTCGCGGTCGGACCCGGCGGCGTCCTCTGATCTTCACCGGCTTCTCCAGGCTCATCACACAGGCACCCAGTCCATGATCATCAACCGGCAGAACCTCGACTCCCTGCGCGTCGGCTTCAAGACGACGTTCCAGAACCAGCTACAGCAGACCACGTCGCTCTACCAGCGTATCGCCACCGTGGTGCCGTCTACCGCCAAGAGCGAAACCTATGGCTGGCTCGGCAAGATCCCGAACGTGCGCGAATGGCTCGGGCCGCGCGTGGTGCAGAGTCTCTCGGAATCGAGCTACGCCATCAAGAACAAGAGCTTCGAGCTCACCATCGGCGTCGACCGCGACGATATCGAGGATGACAATCTCGGCATCTACACCCCGATGTTCGCGATGTTCGGCGAGAGCGTTGCGGCGTGGCCCGATCAGAATATCTGGCCGCTGCTCGCCGCCGGCTTCTCCACCAACTGCTACGACGGCCAGTATTTCTTCGACACCGACCATCCGGTGCTCGATGCGAACGGTGCCATCACTCAGGTAGCCAACACCGATGGCGGTTCCGGCACGCCGTGGTTCCTGCTCGACGTCTCCAAGGTGCTCAAGCCGGTGATCTGGCAGCTGCGCAAATCCGGCCAGTTCGTCGCGCTCGACAGTCCGACCGACGAGAACGTCTTCAACAAGAAGGAATTCCTCTACGGCTGGGACGGTCGCGGCAATGCCGGCTATGGCCTCTGGCAGTTCGCCTGGGGCTCCAAGCAGACGCTGGACGAAACCCATTATGCCGCCGCGCGCGCCGCGCTGATGGGCATGAAGGGCGACTTCGGCCGGCCGCTCGGCGTGCTGCAGGGCGCCTCCAAGCCGCTCATGGTCGTGCCGCCCTCGCTGGAGGCCGCCGCCCTGAAGCTCATCAACGCCGACGTCAACGCGACCGGCGCCACCAACGTCTACAAAGGTACGGCCGAAGTCCTGGTCGTGCCGTGGCTCGCCTGATCCGAGTGAACCATGACGAAGAAGGCGAAGAATTCCAGGCCGCAATCTAGCGCGGCAAGTGAAGCGGCCGACAAGACGACGTCGGCCGCACCGGCGGGCTCGCAGAAGCCCGCCACCAATCCGGCCGCAGAAGCCGGTGAAGCGTCAGGGGAAGGTCAACAGCCTTCGGTCGGAAGTCAACAGCTTCCGATCAAACCCGGCGCCGAGACTGCCCCGGCCGAACCGTCAAAGGCTCCGGCCGGGGTAGCTGGCGCCTCCAGTTCCTTGAAATTGAAGGCCGCTTCAATCGTCGTTTGCACCCGGCCTGGCCGCGAGCAGGCCCGCTACCGGATCGGCCGCGCGTTCACACGCGAAGAGACGATCATCGCACTCGCCGATCTCACCGAAAAGCAGTTGGAGGCGCTCCGCGCCGATCGCGACCTCGTCGTAACCGACCACAAGCCAGGTCAGGAGGGTTGATGTCATTCCGTGTTGAATTCACCGCGCGCTCGCGCACCCATGCGCTGCAGCTCCTCGAAACCTACAAGACTTCGCTTCCCGCGCCGATGTTCGATTTCATCGCGATCGGAATCAACAACCTGCCGCCGGCGCCGCGCGAGAACTCGCAGATCGTCTACGTCAAGGCCTTCGGTCATCTCTGCAGCGGCGGCGACTACGCGGTGACGAGTGCGGAGATCGAGATCAGGCCGACGCTGATCCCGGACTGAAGGGTTTCCTGCGGGGTGGAGCAGCCCGGATAGCTCGCCTGGCTCATAACCAGGAGGTCGGTGGTTCAAATCCACCTCCCGCAACCAGATTCAGAATTCGTGCGTCGACCTTCGGGTCCTGACACGGCGCACGGATGCCACCTTGCCGCGGCGAACAAGCCCGCCGCGGCAAGGACCACTTTCCATCTGCGGAGCGGGTTCATGGACGATTTCAGGATCGACGAGGCGAGCTACCAGGAGGGCCGCGCGGCCTTTTCGTCCGGCGCGTCGCTGCGCGGAATCGTCGAGCAGTGCGGCAACGCCAGGCCGGGCGATGACGACAAGGTGATCAGCGGCGCGATCGGCTTCATGGATGCGCTGCTGGATCTTCTGCGCGGGAAGGCGAAATCCTGATGCAGATCCTGCCGCACCAGCGTTGGCCGCGAGAAGTCGTCATCGACCATGGCGACGGCACGGTCTCGTTGCTGCAGGACGCCTCGATCAGCGACGGTGTGATCCGCGGCCGGCTTGCCGGCGACGTCTTTCGCGCGAGCGAGCTGGCGATGCGCTGCCCGCCGACGCCAAAGACCTCCTATTGCTCCTTTTGCGGCAAGGCCAATCACGAGGCCGAGCTGATGCTGGCCGGTCCGGTGTGGATCTGCATCTGCGACGAATGTGTCGAGGTCGCGGTGGAGACGATCGCGAGCAAGCGCGCCGAGATCGCAGCCGAGCGCGACGCAGCCGACGCCGCCCGGTGCGATTGCCAGCATCCGGAAACCACGGCAGGCGGATTTGCCGCTGTCAGCGTCGATTGCCCGATTCATGGTGATGCATGAGCTACGCCTCGCAATCCGACCTGGTCGAGAGATTCGGAGAGTCGATGCTGATCGATCTGACCGATCGTGCGGATCCGCCGGCGGGCGTGATCGATGCCGGGGTGGTGAGCAAGGCGCTCGACGATGCGGACGCCATGATCGACGGCTATCTGCTCGGCCGCTATGCGCTGCCGCTGCCGACAACGCCCAATTTGCTCAACGACCTGGCCAAGGCGATCGCGGTCTACAAGCTGCATCGCGATGCCGTCTCCGAGAAGATCGCGGCCGATTACAAGAACGCCGAGAAGATGCTGGCGCTGATCGCCGACGGCACCATTCGCCTCAACGTAGCCGGCGTCGAGCCGGCCTCGTCGGGCGCGAGCGGCGTGCGCACCACCGACCGCGAGCGCCCGCTCACACCCGAGAACATGAAGGGCTTCATCTGATGAGCGGAGCTCTCCTTCAGGTCGGTCTTCGAAACGAAGGCAAAACGCTTGCTGATCTCGGCGCGCTGATCACGCGGGTCGACAACCCGCTGCCGATGTACCAGGACATCGGCCAAGCACTGATCACGTCGACCCATCATCGCTGGGAACTCGGCATCGCGCCGGACGGCTCGCCCTGGCCGCCGAGCCTGCGCGTGATCGCGCATGGTGGCAAGACGTTGAAGCTGTCCACTCGGCTCTATCGCTCGATCACCGCGAATGCTTCGCCGAGCGGCGTCGAAGTCGGCACCAACGTGATCTACGCCGCCATCCATCAGCTCGGCGGGTTGATCGAGCAGACGGCCCGCACCGCCGTGCTGCATTTCAAGACCAACAAGCGCACCGGCGTCACGCGATTTGCGAAAGCAAACAAGAAGGCGGATTGGGCGATGAAGGCCCATATCGGCGCACGCGAAATCTCGATGCCAATCCGCGCGTTTCTCGGCCTCGACCAGGACGATCCGCGGACGATTACCACCATCGTCGAGACATGGCTCTCCGGCGGAGGAAAGCTCGCGTGAGCACACTGGAAAAGCTCGTCTCCGACCGGATCGACGCGCACGTCCCCGCGCTGACCGGCCATGTCGAGGATATCGCTGCACTGGCGGCGTTGATCGCAGAGGGCGCGATGCCGCAAGCCGATGTCTGCGCCTTCGTGTGTCCGCTCGGCTTCGACGACAAGGGCGGCGATTCCGCGACGGGCTATCACACCCAGATGCTAGAGGATGCGGTCGGCGTCATCCTTTGCATCAAGGCTCGCGGCGACGTCAAGGCAAAGAAGGCGCTGCCGACGATCGGCGAGCTGAAGGATGACGTGATTGACGCCGTAGCCGGTTGGGGACCTGACGATGCGATCGACGTGTTCTTCGTGCGCCGCGGCCGGCTGCTGTCGGCCGACAAGGGCCTGGTGCTCTACCAGATCGATTTCTCTTTGACCGACCAGCTGAGGATCAATTGATGAGCGACGATGTCCAGCATGAACGGCCGCCCGGCGGCGGCAGCTACATCCGGCGCAAGGACGGCTCGCTGCTCCGCCAGGATGCGGCGGTGACGACGACGAAGGACGCCGAAGCGCCGGCGGCCGGCAAGCGCACGAAGGGAAAATAGCCGATGGCCATCTCCGCACGCCTTGCGGTTCTGCTTGCGAAGATCGAGAACCCATATGCGACCGATCCGACGCTGACGGGCATAGCCAACGCCATGCTCGCCAAGAACATCGTGATCAACCCGATGGAAGGCGACGACACCTCACGCGAGCTGATCCTGCCCTATATGGGCAACCAGTCGACGATTCCGACCGATACCCATGTCGTGATCACCTTCGAGACCGAGCTCGCCGGTTCGGGCGTCGCGGGCACGGCACCCGCCTGGGGACCCTTGATGCGCGGCTGCGGCGCGGCCGAGGTAATCGAGGAGGATATCTCGGTGACCTATACGCCGATCACCGACAATCCGGAGAGCGCCTATCTCAAGCTCTGGATGGGCGGCACGCTGCACGCGGTTAAGGGCTCGCGCGGTTCCCGCAAACTGACGACCAATGCGCAGGGCATCCCGGTGTTTCAATGGAAGTTCTGGGGCCTCTATGTCGCGCCGGCCGAAGTCGCGCCGGTCACGCCGACGTACACGGCCTGGAAGAAACCATTGGTCGTCAACAAGGCCAACACGCAATTCTCGCTCAACGGTATCGCCCTGGTGATGCGCAACTTCGCGCTCGACTTCAACGATCAGATCGCGATGCGGCTCCTGGTCAACGGCGAGTCGGCAACGCTCACCGACCACAACGAGCAGCTCGATATCACGGTGGAAACCGTGCCGGTCTCGACCCTCGACATTTACGGCCTGGCGCAGGCGCAGGCGACGGTCCCGGTGGTCCTGACGCACGGCGTTGTCGCCGGCAACATCGCAACCCTCAGCCTGCCCACGGCCCAGTTGAAGAGGCCGACCGGCTATCAGCCGACCGACAAGATCCTGGAATGGCCGCTGTCACTGTTGCCGCTGCCGAACGCCGGCAACGACCAATGGTCGTTGGAACTGACCTGATCCGAACCCGAACGTCACCTGTCAGGAGACACGCATGAAGATCGTCGACCACCGCACCTTCACCCACGATGTTGCCATCATGATGCCCGTCGACGACGGTTTCGCCGAAGATGTATTGAAGACGACCTTCAACTATCTTTCACAGGATCGCCTTGCGGAACTGGGCGGCGACTTCCTCGCCGAAGCCGTCGTGACCTTCCATGGACTGACGGATGACGACGACGAGCCAATCGCCTGCACCGACGAGCTACGCTTGAAGCTGCTGCGCAACTCCAACATCATGCACGGCCTGACGACGCATTATCTGCGCGCCATCACCAAGGTGAAATCGGGAAACTGAGATGGGCTGCCAGGCGCTGGGCGAGATTCGCGCAGGAAGCAGCCCCGGACCAACTCTCCAAGGAAGCGACGGAGCTTCTGGAAGATGCACGAGCGAACGGCATGGATCCGGTATCGATCGCCAACCTGTGCGAGGCGATTGGTGCCGTGCATGATCCTATCGGGGAGGCAGAGGAGTTCGATGGCGTGTGGCGCGAGCATATGCCCGTTGTCGATGCCTTTCTTGCCGTCTCCAGCCAATGGCGGACCATATCGGTCAGTGCTGGCGGCGTGATCACGCCGATGGGCGGCGGCGTGGCACCGACGGTGCCGCTCTTCGTCGGATTGGACTATGCGGCCGTCAAGGTCGGTCTCGACGCTGAAAGAATCGAGATCACGCCGGATCTGTGGCGAGACCTTCGCATCATGGAAGCCGCGGCCTGCGCGGCGTTGAATGAGGAACGTTGATGCGCGTCTCTCTGGTCATCGACGGCGATGCCTCCGGGGCGCGGGCCGCCGCGCAGCAGGCAAGCGCCGCCGTGTCCAATCTCGGCAAGAACGTCAACGTGCTCGCCGCGCTCGAACAGGAGCTCGAGCGTGCGGTTGCAGACGTCAATGTCGGGATGGTGGCACAGCGCAACGGGACCAACAATCTCGGGACCGCGCATGGCGGTCTATCCTCGCAGGCCATGGCGGCACAGCACTCGATCCGATCCATGGTCGAGCAGATCGCGCTGGGTGTTCCACCGACGCAGGTGCTGACTGGGCAGCTCAACCACCTGACCTTTGCCGCGTCCGGTAAGGGCGGCCTGGCCGGTGCGTTCAAGGAGGCGACCGGCTCGCTGATCGGTCTGATCAACCCGACGACGCTGGTCGTCGGCAGCATCGCGGGACTTGCCGCCGGCGCTGCGCTGGCGGTTCACAACGTCATCCAGAGCGAGAAGGCACTCGACGATCTCTCTCGCGCGACCGATCAGCCTATCGCCAGGCTTCATGCGCTTCAGGCGATCATGTCCGCCAAGGGCATCGGCGAGGAGAGCTTCAGCGCGGGCATCACCGAGTTCGCCGACAAGGTGTTCGAGGCTCAACACAACGCGGGTTCGCTCAACAGCCTGATGATCGCCAACGGCAAGAGCGCAAAGGATCTATCAGGCTACATGTCGGGCGTCGCCGATCTGGTCGCGCGGGCCTCCAGCGATATCCAGAAACAGAAGATCCTGCGCGAAGCCGGCTTGCCAAGTGACGCGGCCTGGGTTCGCTTCATGGAGCAAGGCGGCGCCCACATCCAGGCGGCGCTGAACGGCACCGTGCAGTTCAACCAGGCGGCCGAACTGAACCTGATCAAGAAGGCTCGCGAGTTCGACGAGGCCTGGAACGCGACGACCACAAAGCTCGTCGCCAATTTCAAGTCGGCGACTGTCGATATTGCGAGCGCGCTTGCGAACATCAAGGTGCCTGACTGGTTGAAGACGCTGGCCGATAAAGCGCTCACATTCAATCCCATCACGGGTCCGGTATACAGCTTGGGTAAACAGGTTGCCGGTGCGCTGGGCGTCGGGGCGTCTCCGAATTTTTCAGACCGCTTCGGGGCTTTCGACCGTCCGGGCAATTCTGGAGCCCTTCAAAGCGGCTTGAACAAGGCGGCCGGTATCACCGAGCCAAAGACGCGAGAGCAGCTCGACCAGGATGACCAGAAGACGCAGCAACGCGTCGGGTTGCTGGGGCAACTGGCGACAGCCGATCAACTCGTCGCCGCCAAACAGGCCGAGCTCAACATCGCGGCGCGGGCCGGCGTTTCAGTGTCAAATGCGCAGCAGGCCGCGATCCTTAACCTAGTTCGTGCCCAGGCCGAGATGACGCGCGTGCAGCAGCAGGCCAGCATCGGCGTGTTCGATGGCGCGGCCGCGCAGAAGGCGATGAACGATCAGCTCAAGGCCATGATCGATGCCAAGCTGATCGATCCGACGAACATGGAACAGATGGCGGCCGCGCAGACCGCGCTTGCTAGGAGCCTGCGCGATACTGCGGACGCGGCGAAGGTCGCAGGATCGAACCTGCCGCAATTGCAGCAGGCGATCAACGATGCCAGTAACGGCAGCAAGCAACTCGACCAGTTCATGACGTCGTCGTTCTCCTCGGTGACCACGGGACTCGCCGACATTTTCGACGGCACTAAGAGAGCGGACCAGGGCTTCGCTGACCTCAGCAAGACGATATTGCGCAGCCTGACGGAGATGCTGATCAAGGTGAACATCACGCTGCCGATCTTTCAGTCGCTGCAGAGCGTCATCGGCGGCGGAACCGGGACGGGCGCGGCAGCAGGCGCGTTCTCGCTGAAATCGCTGCTAGGCTTCGATGCCGGCGGTTACACCGGCCGCGGCGGGCGGCTGGAGTGGGCCGGCATTGTCCACCGCGGTGAGTACGTATTCGACCAGGCGTCGGTCAATCGCGCCGGCGTCGGCTTCTTTGCGCGATTGCATCGGAACCTGCGCGGATACGACCAGGGCGGTCTGGTTGGAAGCGGGCCGGTATGGACGGGGGGATCACACGGCGGCGGCGATATCGCCGTCAACGTTATCAACAACGTGTCGCCGACCATGTCGGTACAAGCGCGTCAGTCTGTCGACGGCCGCGGCACCCGCCGCCTCGAGCTCACGCTCGACGACCAGAACGCTGCCGCGATCGCGCGGCCCGGCTCGGCCACGCGTAAGGCGCTCCAGAATAACTTCGCGGCACGCCCGGTGGGAGTGAAGCGATGATCGTAGTGTGGCCAGACGATCTGCCCCAGGGCACGCCGATCGACGGCTTCCAGTCAGGCACACGCGGCACGCGTCTGGTCACGGCGGTTGATGTCGGTCCGCCGAAGATGCGACGCCGCGGGCCGAAGACGCGGACCATTGCTTTCAACGAACTTTTCAACGCCGATCAAAGGGCACGTCTCGACCGCTTTTGGGAGGAGGACCTCGACCATGGTACCCATCCTTTCCTATACCGAGATCCGCATGCGGACGGCTTCTCGCTCTGGACCGACGATGCCGGCGTCACACTCCAGGACGAAGCGGGCAACGACCTCATCATAGAAGGCTGGCTGCTCTGCACCTTCTCTACCAACGAGCCGGTCTGGTCGGCGCGCGGCGGTGGCTGGTTTCAGCCGCGCTTCGAATTGGTGGAGCTGCCCTGATGCCGAGCTTCTCGCTGTCCTTTCGCGAGGCGTTCAACGCCGAAAGCACCGACGTCGAGCCGATCGTCCTAGTCGAGCTGACCCCGGACGGCGGTGAAACCCGCTATCTGTCGAGCCACCCGACGCAGCGGCTCTCCGCCGATCCGCTGCGCTACGGAACCGTCAGCACGGGCGTGACTTACGACTTCGTCCTGATGTCGATGGCGTGGCCCGACGACCAGGACGCCAGCCCGCCGGCGACGTCGCTGGTGTTTGCCAACGTAGCCGAGGACATGGCCGCGGTAGCGCGCGGCGTCACTCCAGGCAGGCAAGCCGACGTCGTCCTTAAGCTGGTGATGACGTCGGACACCGATTTCGTCGAGGAGAGCTACATCATGAAGGCGACAGGTGCGACCTATGACGCGCAGAGAGTATCGTTGTCGGTGGCGCGCGAGCCGATCGAGATGGAGCCGTATCCGGCGCAGCGTATGACAAAGCAGCGCTTTCCGGGGCAGTACCGATGACGGCCTGGTTGCGCAACTATGTAGGGCTTCCGAAAGTCCATGCCGGGCGCAGCCGCGAGGGTGTCGACTGCTATGGGCTGATCTGGCTGGTCTATCGCGAGGTGCTCGGCATCCAGCTGCCGAGCTATGCCGGCGAGGCGCTCGACCTGAAGGAGCGCGAGGAGATCGCCGGCCTCATCGCCGGCGGCCGGCTTGTCGCTCCGTGGCGCGAAGTGAAGGACGGCAGCGAACGTCCATTCGACATGGCGGTGTTCCGGCGCGGGACGCTTGAGAGCCATGTCGGCCTAGTAGTCGGACCCGGACGCATGTTGCACATCGTCGATGTCGGCGAGTCGCACGTCACCTCTTATCATATCGGACCCTGGCGCGGACGCTTTGTCGCCATGCATCGGCACGAGGCGCTGTCATGAGCCGCGCCCTGGTTCTTCCTCATATCGACATCGGCAAGGGACGTCAGACGATCACAATGCCATCCGGCGCGTCGATCGCCGACATGGTCACGGTCGCGTTTCCGGCGCTCACCGAGGCCAGGCGCGAACTCGTGCGCGTCAGCATCGGCGAAGACATCGTGCCGCAGTCGCAGTGGCAGCGAGTCAGGCCGCGCGAGAGCACGGTTGTGGTCATCCGCCTGGTGCCTGCCGGCAGCGATACGCTCCGCAGTGTGCTCACGGTTGCGATCATCGTGGCGGCTATCGCGGTCGGACAATACTACGCGCCCGGGCTCGCGGGCTCCGTTGCGGGCGCAGAAGGGGCGACATCGATAGGCGGCGCCGCATTGGTGTCGACGTCGACGGTCGGCATTTATGCGTCGGCGACGACGGCAGCCTTTGCGCTTGCCGGCACGATGTTGCTCAATGCCTTCATCCCTCAGGCGGGGCTCGGCGACCAAGGCAAGGGCACTTCGCTCAACAGCATTACCGGCCTGCAAAATTCATCAAATCCGGGTGGCGTGATCCCTTCGATCCTCGGCCGGCATCGCTACGCGCCGGTATATGCTGCGATGCCCTATACCGAAGTCATCGGGGACGATCAGTACGTGATCGCGGCATTCCTGTTCGGGCACGGGCCGCTGAACTTTTACGATCATCAGTTCGGCGATACGCCGATCGGTAACTTCGCCGACGTCCAAATGGAGGTCCGTCGAGGGTTGCCCGGCGATGCACCACTCGCACTTTATCCTCAGCAGGTGATCGAAGAGCAACTCACCGTCAACCTCCGCAACGTCGATCCGCCGACATCGCGTTTCACCGCGCGCGATGCCACCGAAGTGTCAGTCGACATCACCTTCATTCAGGGACTCGTCTATATCGATAGCAAGGGCCGCAACGCGCTGGCCGAAGTCGTCATCAGGAGGCGCCAGCGCAAGGTCGGCGACGTCGCCTGGACCACGCTGCCCGATCTCGCGTTCTTCGGCAACACGCGCTCGATGATCCGGCGTACGGCGCGCTGGACCTTGCCTGAGCGCGGTCAATATGAAATCGACCTGTATCGCACAGTCGCCGATCACGAGGGCGACGCGAGCCAGATCATGGATCGTTCTGACTGGACGGCGATCCGATCGTTCCGGCCAGAGAGCCCGTTCAACCATGAACAGCCGCTCGCGATGGTCGCGCTGCGCATCCGGGCCAGCAACCAGCTCAACGGCATCGTCAATAACTACAATGCCGTTGCGGCGCTGGTGTGCAAAGATTGGGACGCAGGCACGGGCACATGGATCGAGCGCGAGACATCGAACGCGGCTTCGCTCGCACGCTATGTCCTTCAGGGACCGGCCAACGTCAGGCGGAAAACGGATGCCGAGATCGATCTGGCAAAGCTCAAGGACTGGCATGCGTTCAACGCCTCGAAGGGCCTGGCCTACAATCGCGTGCATGATTACGACGCGACGCGACTCGATGTGCTTCGCGACGTGTGCGCCGCCGGCCGCGCTTCGCCCCATGATGACGGAACCAAATGGACCGTTGTGATCGACCGTCCTCAGGACGTCTATGTTTCCGCCATCACGCCACGCAATTCCTGGGATTTCCAGGGCACGACGCCTTACCCGTTGTTCCCCGATGGGCACCGCGTGAAATTCATCGACGCGACCAACGGCTGGAACCAGGCCGAGCGCATCGTGCCGTTCCCCGGCGTCCGCGCCGATGAGGTCGAGATCACCGAGGATCTCGATCACCCTGGCGTCACCGATCCCGACCAGATCTGGAAGGCGACACGGCGCCGGCAATACGAGCTGATCCACCGGCCGCATACCTACACTATCAGCCAAGACATTGAATCGCTCGTGCTGGCGCGCGGCGATCTCGCGCCGCTCAATCATGATGTTCTCGATCGCGATCACGTTTCGGCGCGGGTCCGTGCGGTCACCAGACAGGACATAACGCTCGATGACGCCGTCACTATGGAGGCCGGCAGATCCTACGCCGCGAGCATCCGGCGTGCTGATGGCACTTCGATCCGGCGCGCAGTAACGACTGTCGCCGGCGACATGAAAAGGATCCATCTCGTCGGCGATTTAACCGGCGTTGAAGAAGGCGCTCTCTTATTGTTCGGCACCACCATGAAGGGACCGACGATCGACGTACTGGTGAAGAACGTCGAACGGGGCGACAATCTCACCGCAAAGCTGACGCTAGTAGATGCGGCGCCGCAGATCGACGAACTGGTTGACGCCGAGATTCCTCCGCCGTGGGACAGTCGAGTAGGCGGCGAGATAGACGTATCTGCTCTTATTCCCGCCGTTCCGGACATCGCGGTCACAAGCGATGGATTTGTCTTCCGCGTCTCCTTGAGACCAGGCACCAATGCAATCACGCCGACGACAAGCTATGTCGTTTCTTATCGTCTCCATGGAGGCGGCAGCTTCTCTATGGTGACCGTGACGGTCGGCGAAGGCATTGTGGCGCTCTCAGGCTTCGTCGCGGGAGACGTGGTCGACTTCAAGGCTCACGCCGTCAGCAACTATGGCCAGCCGAGTGCCGATACCGGCATCATCCAGGCCACAATGATCTTGGCCATTCCATCAACGCCGCGAGCCGACACCGATGGCATCAAGGCGGATTCAACCCTGCTCACAGCGGACTATTTTTAATGACACGACAAGAAGTAAATGTCGGAACCACGGCAAATGACGGGACCGGCGATGGCCTCCGAATGGCATTTCAGAAGCTCAATGCCAACGATGACGAGCTCTATTCTGCTTTGGCTGCCAAGTTCGATGTTTCGAATGTCGATGTCGATGGCACACTAGCGGCTAATAGCGACGGCAAAGTGCCATCGCAGAAAGCCGTCAAGACGGCAATCAACGCGCTAATCGCGGCGAACGACGTCGAGGTCTTCAAAGGTTCGATCGACTGCTCATCGAATCCGAACTATCCGGCTGCGGATGCGGGGCATGTTTACCGGGTGAGTGTTGCAGGGAGAATCGGCGGGGCGTCCGGCGTCAATGTCGAGATCGGTGATCGCCTGCAATGTATCCTCGATGGAACGGCGGCGGGAGACCAGTCGACGGCCGGCGCAAAATGGTGGATCACTCAGGCCAATATCGATGGCGCGGTGGTCGGCCCCACATCTTCGACGGATGCAAGCATCGCGGTCTTCGACGGAGCGACTGGCAAACTGATCAAGGACAGCGGCGTCAGATTGAGCGATATCGCGACTGGCGCAACGGACATTGCGAGCGCAGTTCACGGTGCGGCATCCAAGACCACGCCGGATGGCACCGATGAGCTCGGCCTCGCTGAAAGTGGCAGTGCGCTCAAGAAGCTGACCTGGGCAAACCTTAAGGCAGCGCTCAAGAGCTATTTCGACGGTCTGTATCAAGCGATTCCAGGTGCCTGGTCGGCATACACACCCTCGGTGTCTGCAGGATCAGGCTCATTTGCGTCTGTCAGCGCGGCGGGCCGTTACGCGCAGATCGGAAAGACCGTCACTTGCTACATCAAGGTGACGATTGCCGCGAACGGGTCGGCCGCAGGATACATTCTTGTCTCGACGCCGCTGCCGATCAGAAACTATTCGGCGTGCATTGGCCGAGAAACGGCCGTGGTTGGGGCCTACGTCTACTGCGCTGCATCTCCCGGCGCCGGTGTCGTCGTCGTCTTGCCTGATCAAAGCTACATCGGGGGAGACGGTTACGTGATCGAATTCACGTTCTCCTACGAGACGACCTAAAGTTCCGCATCGCAAACTCTCACTCCCGAAAGGCACGTCTTAAAATGTCTGGCATCCGCGCTCCAAATATTCCGCTCGGCACCGAACTCTCCGAGTTCATAGGTCTCGAGACCGTTGGAACCACCAAATCACTTAGACGGATCACGCGCGCGAACGTGCTCGGGTCGATTGAAGCGGTCGCCGATAGCTTCGTGGCCGGCGGCGGTGTCATCTTTACCACGCGTGATCAGGCCAACGCCGCACTGAACTACCAGGCCTATACGATGGCTTGGGTGGTCCGTGACCCGACCAAGGGCAACAATGGCGTCTATCAGAAGATCGGCGCGCCAGGCACAGGAAACTGGGTACGGCTTTGCAGCCTGCCATACTCATTCTACCGCGCTGAAAACGTCGGCGCTGGAACGCCGAACGCGATCAAAGCGTCCAACCAATATCCCATTCCGACCGAAGACGCGCTCGTCGTCGTCAACATCACCGATGAGAATACGGCTTCGCCCGTTATGCTGACAATCAACGACGCCTTAACGCCGCTGACGATCAAGACCTCGTCCGGAAATGACATCGCCATTGGCGGCTTTATCGCAGGCATGCTGATCGCCGGTTATATCGACGGCGGCTCATTTCGACTCGTCACGGACGAAGTGTCGTCCGCGATCGTGACGGCGGCGGAGACCGCGCGCGCCATCGCAGAAGCAGCGCGCGATATCGCGCTGTCGGCCGTCCCGAATGCATTCCCGGTCACCGTCGCAGCGCTCAAGGCACTCGACACAGCGACGATCACGTCCGCCTATCTGAAGCAGGATGGCCGCGCCGGCCAGTTCGCCTGGAGAACCGGCGATTTTTCGACCAAAATCGCGCTCGACGCAGGAGAAGGCGTCTATGTCAAGGCGGACGCGGTCGACGTGACGGCTGGCGCATGGGTCCGGCTGTTCACCGGAGACGTTGAACTCTCATGGTTCGGCGGCAATCTAACGGCCGCAACAGCGATTGCATCCCTTCTTAAATGCCCGCTTTACCTTGGAGCAAAAGGTGACACGATCGTTCTCACTGCGACTTGGACTATCCCTGATGATCTCGTCGCCTATGGACGCGGAGTGAAATTCGATGCGTCGTCGGGAAGCTTCAAGGCTATCGTGCTGGGACAACGCGCACAATTGATCGGCATCGAACTCCAGGGTCCCGGAAATGACGTCTTTGATTTAACCTCCATCGGCGTATGGCAGGGTGGAACGAACAATGCCCCTGCCGCGCCCACATATGTCGACGGCGGCAAAGTCGTCGATTGCTACATTCATGATTTTCGCTTCGGCGCCATTCAGAATATCTACGTTGCGGGTTTCGAGGCCCGGGACGTCACGATCAGGAATGTCGGCTACTTTGGCATCATGACGTTGTCCGGTCGCGGCACGCGCCTTCATCGCATCGATGTCGATACGATCTTCCCGGGCACGAGCGGGAACGCCTATGGCATCATGTTCACGCGTTATAATGGCACCGAGACAACAGAGCCGCGCAGCAGCGACGCCATTTGCTCGGATTCGCGCGTCAAGAACAACTTGATATGGGAGGGCTTCGACACGCACGGCGGGGATCGCATCCTCTTCGTTGATTGTGTTGCTGAGAACGTGTCTGTCGGATTTTCCCTGACGCCCGCCAGTGATGCTTCCGACGCACAGACGTTCGCTCCGAAACGGTGCGGTTTCGTCCGCTGCAAGGCGATCGGGGCGCTCGGCGATGAAACGAAGCGTTCGATGGCGTTCTCGATTTCCGGAGCATCAACGGGGTTGTCGGTCGTCGACTATGCTGAAGATTGCTTCGTCGATGAATTTTACGCGAAAGGCTATGGGTATGATCGTTCTGGCGCGTCGATCGGATCAGGTGTTCTCACCGCGACGTTGAGATTCGTCGGCTCAAAAATCAGATTCGACGGTTCGAACGGCGGCGGGATTTATCTCGCACAGGAGAACACGCATTATACGTTCAGAGACCTGATGGTGAATCAGTGGCAGTCGGAGTATCGAGACGTGTCCGCATTTTACATCGCGGATGCCGATAATCTCGGACATGTTGACGGCTATATCTTTACCCGAGGCGTGACGTCGGGGACCTATGCGAGTGCGAGAGGGTTCTCTGCAGCCGTCGCGACCACGTTCAGTTATCGGAACGGCCGCAATGAAGCGCCGACAAAGACGAACTTCTCCGGCACTCCGACTGCGTACGACGACGCGTGACGCGGAAAGCCATGCTCCGGATGGGGTTCTCAAACAAATGATACGAGATTGGTGTGATGACGAAGGCGAGAGCCATCCCCATTCCCACCGGCGGCGGCCAGTGCGGCGTGTCTCGGTAGGGCCCATTTCCTGATAAGAAACCTTGCCACATATAGAGGCCGAAGCTGATCTTGCCGATATAACCAATCGGCCCAGAGTCGAGACAACGAACCATGAATCTCTCCTGATTCAGGAAGATCCAGGCAACGATCAGAGCGATGCCGAACACGACGCCGACATCCGTCTCAGCCGAGTAGGTGTGAAACAGGGGAATCAGAATGCAGCTTGCGCCGACGATGAGGGCAACGGGTGATTTGAGAGCGATGGCGAGCCGAGCGTCAGAGGTCAGCAGAATGGCGGTCGCTGAGCCGACCATGATCGGGAGGATGGCCGGTATCGTCCATCGAGCAGGATAATAGATCGCCTCTGCAGAGACATCGTAGCCCGTCCGGAGGCGAGCATAACAAAGCACAGCCGTCGCGAGCGACACGAGCAGGAGAGCAGCTTTTCGGCGGATCAACAGGGAAAGGATGATAGGCCATACAAAATAAAATTGCTCTTCTACGGCTAGGCTCCAGAGGTGACTCAGGTAGTTCAAATCCATTTTTTGGGGCACGAAGTTAAACGCGAAAAACGTTGCGTAGTAGAAGGTTTCCCTGTGGCCCACGGCGACGCCACAAAGAACCAGACCGATCGCGATCGAGACGATCAGGAAGTAGAGTGGAAGGATACGGAGCGCGCGACGCTTCAGAAAACTGGGAATGTCGATCCCACCGGATTCATCGCCCTCACGGAGCAGCAAAGTTGTGATTAAGAATCCGGATAAAACGAAGAATGTTCGGACGCCGAAGTTTGCGTTGAAGACCGAAAAGATAGTCTGCCAAGCCTCGGACCGGATCGCGCTGATGATGCCGGCGTGTGACAGAATTACCAATCCAACAGAGAACGCCCGTAGAGCATCAAAACCGTAGATTCGTTTCAT